AGATTCTCATCTAATAGATATATTTTAGCAGGAATCTCTACATCATCACCAACACATAATAAACCCATGTCTACACGATGTTGTCCTATTACAATAATAAATTTCCCTTTCTTATTATCATAAACAACATCAATAATTCCACAAGAATCATAACTAAAACCACCAAGTTTGGTAATATAAGAATTTAAATTACTCCAATTTACTTCTCTATCATAACATCTATCAACAACAGCATCAGAACCCCTAATAAGTGCTACTTGAGCAGTTTTAGTATCTAATTTATGATTAATATCAATAAATTTAGGTAAATCTGGTTTCTTATCTATTGATCCTAGTCTTTTCTGATTATTAATTTCTTGTTCTGAATATTTTTCTTTTAATTCATCAGGAAGGGAAACAAATTGTCTTTTTAAAAAGGGAATAGCAGGTTGCAATGTTACATTAGTCATGTGAAACTCCAATGATAGTGTGAGTATAAATGTTTCTCAAACGTAGGGGTTTTGAAGTCCTACTCGAAACGTAATGAGGTTACTATACCAAAAATATTACTACTTGTCAACCGATTCCTTAAGAAATGCAACATTTATTCTATTTTGTTTGATGCTACCATATACACAGGCATCAACACATTCATCATATCTATCTCTTCTAAACTGTAATGTTGTACGTGAATTGTTGTTACTATGCTCACCTACAGAATCTACTATAATATTATCAAACACACAAATGTTTATCTCTGATATAAACTTTCTATCAAGAAGTATCTCATCTAATTTCTTATCCCAATAACAATCCCATAGCACTTGAATAAGATTTAATGCACTCTTTTCTTTAGGTGAATGTGTAGCACCTTGTATAAATTTACCTCTTCCAGTTTTAATTTCCCAATGAGTTTCTCCTTCTACCATATCACCTTTAGATGTAAATGTTGGTGTTATATTACATTCCAACTCTTGCAGTTTATTAGGAAGATAGAACTCAAATATCTTACCAAATGATACACCCAAATCAACAGCAAACTCACTCTTATCTTCCCAATACTTATTAACAAACTCACGCAATGTTAAATCTTGATCATTCTTCTTCCAGAATCTTACTATCCTATCATTTAATAACTCCTCATTCATATCTGAAATAATCTCATTCACATTCTCTTTTAAAACTGATTTAATAGTCATGGGAAAATCTTTTATTTAATAGCATTATAAAACCCCTTACAAGTTAATGCAAGGGGTGTTGTGTAGGTTGTTAAACTGTTACATACCTACTTGAACTAGGTGCATTGTCGGGATTACCATCATACATTCCCCAAATCTTTTTATAGACTTGAGATGCATTAACTCCATTCCACTTTTCATATCGTGAAATGTCTTTAGGTTTACTCCCCTTTTCAATCGTACAGTCCATTAAATCAATTAAGAAACTGAGATCACTTTTTGTTAGTTCCATGATAAGAAAACTAAACTACTCATTTAATATACATCAATTTGAGAGTAGTGTGTGCCAGTTTGTGCAACTTCACAAGGTGACTTTTTCTTCACGCTTTCTCTACACTATCAATCGTCATACACTCTGCACTCTAATGAGTCAGGATGATTATCACAGTACACTTCTAGATGCTTATCTTCATGCCTTGTATGATAATCATTAATCTTACCCTCATTACTATCAACTACATCTCCTTTATGATACTCATCATACTCTGCATGAACATTCTCTAAGTCTTCCTTACTATACTCTAACATACCATGATTGATATGTTCTTTGTTATCTTTTGGATCAAGATAAACTTCATGTTCTAAATCGTGCTTAATGTTCTGCGTCATAGTGCGTAACCATCCTACTTTTGAGTTCAATAATCTCATGATTATTTATTTCAAGAGATTGTCTGAAGTTCTCTAAGTGATTTATTCCTAACAAACTCTTGACTCATATTATAGTACAATTTATGATTTTCTGTCGTAACATAGTGTCCTTTTATGTCTCCATCCTGACAATGCCACCCATAAGCGATGACTTTCTCTTCTTCACCATCTATTCTCATTTTCTTACTACCATCTAGGTAAGAATGGTATCGTTCGTCTAGGTTGAGCATTAGTTTAAGAAGTATGTGTTGATATTATAACATTAGTTATATCATATATCTATAAATTTTATATTGTCTTTAGACTCACACAATATAACTTAACCTTCTGATTGATGTTTCTCAACTACATCCATAAGATTTTCAAATTCTTTCATACTGTCAATATCATATAATAATTTAGATATTTGAGTTATAATTAAAGGTTTTTCATTAGTAGCAGCAGATTTAATTGCTGACCTAATACTACCTTCTGCTTCAAGTAAATAATCTAATGTTTGTTGTGATAGTGCCATAGTCAATCTTCATCCTCATTATCTTTAGGCCACCAAATACCTTCACCAGTCATCTCATAACCAGCATCAATCATTTCTTGATGTGTTAATGGTTTATGTAACTCAGGTGAATCTAATTTGAACTTAGTAGAATCAGTAGGTGGAGTATATTCAAATCCATATTTTTCTAGTGCATCTTTAAATTCTTTACCATTAAGTTTACCATCCCAATAATCTCTCTCATTACTAGATTCGTTACTGTCAGTATTAACTTTTAATAAAGCTAAGAGTCTTACACTATCATTATAACATGCTCTATAATACCTCATGTTATCTTTAACAGTATCAACTATGACTTCATGTATTTGTTTTGGTGTAAATTCACCTTCCATAACTTCCCGAATTGAATCCTGAAGATTTTGTATGGAATAATTAGACTTGTCTTTCATTCTTGTCATAATTAATTGCTTGTTCTATAATAACTTGTATCTCCTTAGATGTCAAGTTGTTTAAGAATTGCCAGTTAGGATCTTTCTTATCCCACTCTAATGTATAAGAACCATCACTATTCTGATTGACTTTTAAACTTTCGTTCTGCATCCTTTTTCTCTTGTTTGATTCTTTTCTTTACCATTTTAGCATACTTTATCTCATCTTTAGTGTATAATTCTGGATGTTTCTTTGCTCTCTTGATAATTAATTTTGCTGCTTTCTTATCATTCATGTATATTGAATATTATCTGAATAGGTATTTATTCTGATTTCTTTTTTATATCATATTCTATTATAATCTTCTTACCTGTTCTACCTGCACTATCATAAGTGGTTAGTCTTTCCATCTTACCACCTAATTTTTTATTAATATATGCTAATTCTTCTATAAGTTCTAGTTCATTTTCAATCATTTTATACCTACAATTTTTAACATTATAAAACCCACTCAACAAAATGTCAAGTGGGTATGATTATTAATTGAATTTACTTTAAGGTGGATGTTGATACTTGTTCATTTGTTTGTTAGGATAAACGTCTAATTGTTTTAAACTAAAACCTCCTTACATATACGTTTACAAACTGATTGACTTTCATCACATTCGATTAAACACTCGTAATAATCTGCGATTGAATCATTATCTGTATCAAATTCTTCTCCTGCTAATTGGTTGAACGGTATTAAGTTGTGCATTAATCTTCTCCATAGATTACAATGATGAAACGATAACAAATAGTTTCAGGTCATCTTGTTCTCTCCAATTCTATCATTATTTATGCAAATAGTGTCTGTATTTACTGATACAATTTAATAAAAATTTATGCCTATTAGTTTATCTTATATGTTTACGATCTCTTTCTAATTCTAATTGTCTCTTAAACTCAAAATGAAGAGTGGATAAAGCACCTCTTAAATGCTGCTCATATTCATTACCCTCTATCAAATCTGATAGGTGTGCGGTATGTTCTAATGCAAAAACTAATTTAGTTTCAGTATTCATTTTCATTTCTTCCTCACTGGTACATCAATAGTCCATGAGGATGATTCCAACTTAACCACATCAAAGTTTTTCTTAAACTCTTTCTCTCTTTCTTTCTTCTCCTTCTCCATTGTTAGTTCAATGGTTTCAATAGTTGTACTTGGATTCTTTTCTTTTATACCCAAGTAGTCTAAAACTGCCTCATCAACCATTTGAAATAGTGACTCCCATGATAAAGTATCTCTCAACTTAGATGCTATCCTATCCACATCATTATCATCAAGATACTCACCTTCTACAACTTCATTTGCATAGTTCTCATCATACTGAGTTATCAGTCTTGCTCTCACATCTACCAACTTATTAAGGTTGATAGTGATTTTAATGTCATCATCAATTGCCATGATTAATACTTCCAATGTATTTGTAAATTAGATCCCATTTAAATTCAAAGGTATCACCTCTATCATCTTGAAGATAGAAAGGTATATTGGGATGTAACCTTTTAGCTCTGTAATAATGATTGATTACATTATAATCATCATCTATACATCTCTGCTCTTCTAATTCTTCTTCAGTCACTAATACTCCCTCTTGTCTGCATAGTAATCACCTAATGCTCCACTCATTAGAGTTTCACTTATCTCACCATTGG